ACATCACTGATACCTTCTCGCCAATTATTACGTGTCCAACTACCACGTACAGCAAAAGAATGTACATGTTCTTCTACCAAACCACAGAGATATTTCATCTCCGAGTAATCATTGGTAGGTTTACTTAGGTTTGGGATAATTCCATTAGCATCAGGATACCAATAGTTTCCTATTGGTTTTATCTCAATCATACTAGCAACAGTTTAGCTCGACTTGTTTTTTTCATGAAGTTTAACTTCTGAGCATCGTACTTAAGTTTTTCCTTAAGTGGTTTGCTAATTAATTTAGGGACCGATTCGATCTCGATCTCATTTTTTTCACAGTAAAATACGATAGCATCAATGTAGTTCATATCATTGTTTTCACACGCTACCTTCTCCACTTCCTGAGAAAATTTCGCAGTAGTCATAAATTTATCCTCCAGTTCTTTTGACATGTTTGTTTTGGTATTCTTGGATGTACTCTTGTAACAAAATTAGATATTCTTTTTTAGGTTTGACCACACTCACCTGTGGTTCTCCCTCTTCTATTGCTACAATAGTCACCAATTGCTGTACGGTAATACCATACAACTCCTGAAGCATACAAGCGTAGCCACACTCCTGAACATAATAGTCCATGAGATACTTTTCAGGTTTCTTTTCCGCTGATGTCTTAAAGTCTATGATGGATAGCACTCCATCAAATTCAGCGATACAATCAACACGTCCAGCTAATTTCAGCACATCCGAATATAGTGCTGCTTCCTGTAGGTATATATTATTTATACGGTCCAGGACTTTTTGAGATTTGTTGAACATGAACCATGGCAGTGGCATGTCATGGTACTTAGTTTTATCTAGTTGATTGTTGATATAATCTTCAACCAGCTTATGGTAACGAGTACCTCTAGTTGCTGAGTTAGTTGACTTTGCTTGTGCTTTATCTTTACCAACTCTTGCTCTCCATTTAGCAAGACCTGCTTGCTTCTTAGCATTGCTACTAATCACTGTGGTGATTGAAGGATACTTGTTACCTTGTGGAGTCACATAGTATCTCTTCCCATCAATCGTAACGGTGTTCATCTCAATAGGATTATCAATCCCCACATGATTAAAGAGCATTAGAATCCTAAGTTAAGTTTAGCAATGAGATATTTTTTGACCAGACCTGAACGAACGATGTCTTCAATACTAAATTCAATCATAGTAAAGTCATCTTGCATACTTTGAACGATCTTCATAAAGTCAATGATACCAGTACGTTCGCTGGACTTAACCAGATCAGACTGGCGAGCATCACCACAGAAAATGATCTTAGTATCTTTACCACAACGGGTAATAATACTATCAAGTTCGTGGAAGTTAAGGTTCTGACACTCATCAATGATAACAATAGAGTTATCAAGAGTAGTACCACGAAGAAATGATGTAGACCAGAAGGAAATAGTTTCCTGTGCCTTCAAGTTTTCATATAACATCTCGAATGAGTTGTCATCCGGCATCTCAAACATATATTTTACCATATTCTTATAAGGAATTTGGTAAAGAGATGCTTTATCTTCATGTGTTCCAGGAAGGAAACCAATCTCTCTTGTAGATACCAGAGAGCGAACGATGTATATTTTTTCATAAGGAGTATACTCACTCAGTACATCTTTGAGTGCTAGGTGAAGAGCAACGAATGTCTTACCTGTACCAGCACAACCATAAGTAAATAGGTTTTTCCCCGATTCATAAGCATCAAACATTACTGTTTGATTATCAGTAAGAGGTTCAATCTTAAGAAGATAGTCTTCGTTAATAGGTTTCTTTCTCTTCCTCTGCTTAGCAGACATCTTAGCTCCAGGAGCTTTGTTTCTTCCTCTAGGCATAAGTTTTTACCACTGTACTTGAGATCCAGGCATATTTGCCATTTTATTCATGTGTTCACTCCACCCAGGATGTGTCTTGTTCATTTTGTTACGCCAATCTCCGACTTCTCCGACACCAGCACAACCTTGTGACCAATCTTTATCCCATTCAGGATTCTCATCCTTCCAGGTACAATATTCTTTCATGGTCATGTGGAGAGTCTTAGTCTCTCCCGTTTCAGTATGTTTAACAGGGTATGTAGGCATTAATTCCACTCCATAGCTTCAGCACAAATAGGAAACTGTTCTTTAAAAACATCACGACATGCTTCGGCAATAATCATATGTTCTTTTTGGGTGCCATGGGCACTCCTCAAATCTATATAGTGGATCCAACTGCGCACTGATCCGCTCATGTAGATTTTGGTGGGCGTTGATAAAGGAAGCACCATGCGGGCACACTCCTTAGCAATACCACGATCCAACATTTCACGATAGAGATCCATTGCTTCATCAAAGTGATGTTGAATTATGATCTGAAGATGCTGTCGCTCAAAAGGATCGATATCATCGATACTATTCTGCCTATTCTTAGTGTCCTGCCTACGAATATCGGGTATAGGGATACGTTCTGCCAACATAGAACTGTCAGCATACCGTTGAGAAAACTCTTGGAATGTGAACGACCTATGACGCAGGATTTGAGCTGCTATTGCCCTTGAGGTAGAGATCTCTAGCGTCATGAACGCTTGCTCAAACACAGACCAGTGGTTGTGCTTGATACAATAACTAAGGAGTCCCGCTACCTTCGGGTTCTCCTGATTGTTCGGGTTCGATACTCTCGCTACATACCCCATCATCTTCTCCGCTTCGGGAGTCACTGAGATCAATTTTACTGGTGAAACTGTCATCGATGTATCCAAATCCATAAAGTGAACGTTCTCTGGCGTGTACTAGTTTACGAAGTTGCCGTGCTTGATACAACTCCTTCTTGATTTTAGCATACTCTTGGTCATCGTACAAGTGTGCTTGGTCAACTGCTTTCCTAAGCCACTTAATATATTGCTTAAGGTTTTGTGGTTGGTTAGTCTGGGTATCCATCGTCATCTCCGTCGTCATAGTTAAATCCAAACTTACTATCATCTGGTTGTTGGTATGCTTGTGTGTCTGAATAAACTTCAGACTTTAAACTGTCAACTAATAGCTCCAGATTTTTAACAATAAGTTTTAGTTTTTGTCTGTCCATATGGTGTACAGTTTTACAGATTATAGCATTAAAAAAGAGGAGCGTCAACCCCTCTTGTATGCTGTGTGGTTTATTTCATAAGTAAGCCTCGACAAATCCTTTTACAGGATTGAGAATCCTGAGCGTCACATTCAATCAGACATTCATAGTAATCGTTCAGACGTTGTGTATCCTCTTCTGCTTGATCAATCGTTTGTTCAAATCGACGCCATCCATTTAATTGCGATGTAGATAATAGATTGTGCATTAGTCACCTCCATTTCGTTAACACATAACAAAGGAATGATAGGGTTCATGATGCCACCTCACGGAATTCTGTAACTATCTATACCAAATGTCACTGAATTCTAACACATCCATTACGAATATTAATGCCTATTAATTTATACTCAGGCACAAAAAAAGAGGGTCGAAACCCTCTCGAAAAAAGTAAGTTAATCACTTAGTGTAAAGTTTACCACGATAGCAGAATGTACCGTGATTCTCATTCAGTCCTACACAACTAGCATCATATTTAACACCACGATATGTGGTAGCATGAATTTGAGCGTCGTGTAGTGCAGATGCTTTATTGATCTGCTTCTTGATCAGATTAAGTGTGTTCATGATTTACTCCTAAAGTAGTTGGATTTTTAGCCCCGTTCCTTTAGTCGTTTGCGTCCTTTGTTCCAACTCTAAAACAAGCTGGATCTGTTACTTCCATAAACCGAAAAATAAAGTCCAACTTCTCAGAAGAACTAAGAAGTTCTGACTTATAAACTCCTTTTGCCAACCAGTCATAGTCTTGACAAGACAATTGTGGTTGTGCTGCGAACAGCATCAAAGATAGTAACATAGGATCAACGCTCCGTTGCGCGACTTACTTGCGACCCCTTAATAGGGTTGAACGATGGTAGTAGTCTACCATACTATGTATACTCTGTCAAGTGTATCGGTTGATACAGTTCACACTCCCACAAGGTTCAACTTCAGTAATAGCTTTTTGTTCTTGGGGAGTAATTTCCATTGTTATTTTTTAGGGGGATTCCACATTGTAGGATTGACTCGACCCTCTGTTGGGATCATGTTAACTAGATCACTACGATATTTATCCCAATAGTCGTCAAAAATATCTACTTGTTTAGGACCAGAGGCAACATCAAATTTAGTAATACCTTCAACAGTATATTCAATTAGAAAAGTATTATAAGGAAGAGATCTATCTTGCCCCACAGTAGGGTCACAGTCTTCATGAATAATTCTACATCCTTTTCCCATTAGGATCTACCTCCCCATTTAATAGCAGGGAATGCTTCTTCAACACATATTTTAGTAATCTTATATTTTTTTTGTAGTCGTTTATCTTTAGCCGCAATCAGCACTGCTGCTTCAGTCTCTTGTAGTCCCTCAAGCATCTGAATGAACAGATCTTCACGCTTGGATTGCTTGAGTGACGAGGATCCACCCTTAAAGAACAGGTAGAGCTTACGGTACTCATGCTCAAGCACAGTGTGCTCAGTGCCAGCAGGGGCATCGTTGGCTACGTATGGCACGTCTCCATCAGGAAGTAGAGAAACAACACTCTCATCATAGTTGACGATCAAGATTGCCCTAAGAGCAGGAGTGTTGTTATCCCTTAATAGTTTGATCTTCTGTGCTTTCGTCTTAGCATTACTCACCTTTTGGAGCACTTCAGAAATTAATAGTTTCATTTTGTAAAAGTAGTCGGTGTGCGAAAGAAATATTTTTCCATTAGAGTGTTCAGCTTATGTTTATGAAAATACTCTAGCGGTGGTTGCTTCTTATTTGTATTTAGAGAATTGTAAAGATCCATGATTTGATCTTCAATTTCTCCAGGAACACAGTCAAAGTCAATGAGTTGCTTGTTACGTTGATAGTTTGATAGTGCTTCTTTTGTTCGACAGAACTCATCAGGAGTTTCCTTCACCCATTTAGCAAGATTCTTTTGACTAATAGGTTTCTGTCTTACACCAACAACAAAGGTGTCATCAGCTGACAGATAATTAGGAATGCCATCAGACTTGTCACCCTTAATAATATGTTCTTTAACATAGGTGAAAGGATCATGGTGTGTGACTTCTTTCTTCATGATTGGGTTGAATTGTTTCACTCCAGGATACTTTTGGAGTTGAATGAAGTCTTTGTCTCCAGAAAGAATCAAGATCTTTTCAGTGCTATTGTTTTTACATAGAGTGGAGATGACATCATCAGCTTCTGCTCCATGTACCTCTAACACTTTGAAGTGAAAGTGTTCTCTAATCTCATCACGAATAAGATTAAGGACTTCAAAAATGTTAGACCAATTGTGACTAGATTTTTCTCTATCTTTTTTTCTATTCTGTTTGTAGTAAGGGAAGACTTCTTTTCTCCAGTAATGCTTGCTGTCATAAGCTAAGACAACCTCACCGTACTCTTCCCCATACTGTTTCTCGTAAGAAAATAATGAAGACAAGACCATATGTCTTGCTAAGTCTACATTAAGTTCTTCTCTCTTCAATTGAACCATCAGATTACTAATCATAATCTGATTCATATCAATAATAATCATCCTGGTCCTCAGTTTCGTTAATAAATCTTATGGAATAAAGTTCTTCGTTAATAACCATCCCATCTTCATCATACATTTCTGGATGAAGAACATCGGTTTTTGCCATCATATTATACAGAAAATCATTCGCCACCCAACCAATTGTAAGACCGACAACGAAGAATAATGCCGTCATCAATGACGAGAAGACCAAAATTACAGGGATTGTCATAGTAATACTCCTTAGTTACTATTTTCCTCCCAAGTAAATTCAATTTTGAAATTAAATTTTTTCTTTAGGAGGTGTACTATGTGATGAAATTTAAATCCGGTGGTTTCGGGTTCGGGTTTCTTTTTATCCCTCCTGAGCATTAGCTCCACACCTTTATTTATCTTTATGTCCTGACTCATTTCTTCTTAGTAGAGATCATTCCTCTTTCTACAAAGTAACGAACAGCTTCTGCCAGATCACCAATAGGTTGCTCATCAATAACCAGACGAGGGAAACTAGAATGGTCTGGAAAATACTTATGATACTCTTCTATAGTAAGAGTTCTTCCGAGACGATACTCCTTGTACTCAAGACCAGTTCTATCCATAAGTTCTTTCATTTTACTACAGTATCCACAACCATTGGTAGTAAAGATTTTAATTTCCATAAAAAACAGGGTCGTTTGCTCTCAGATTATACAATAAAAAACCACCCCTGTCAATGAGTGGTGGTCGGTTTATGAGGTGGAACGAAGTGACATTATTTTTTAGGGGTAAGTTTGTAGGCACCGAACAGTGTTCCAGCGATAAGAGC